CGCGTGTCGGAGGACCACTACATTGTGAGCCTCACGCCCGTGGTACGTTGGCATGGATTTGACGCCCTCCTGTCCACCTGGATGGGAGGTTCCCGCCTGTCCCGACTAGAGCCCGTCGTGGGCCAGTTCACCCGTCTGTACTCTCAGGGGAAGAACGGCCTCCAAGTCTCGACGGCTAGAGTCGGAACGTTCGCCTGCGGCACCATCAGTGCCGCGACGGACAGCGCCATCGCCTCCATCGCGCTCAACAGCACGGTGAAGACGAACCTGTCATCCATACAGGGCCACCTTCCTGACGTCGAAAACATCATCGACCAGAAAGCGCAGGCCTCAGCCTTGCTGGCTTACCACCGTGAGCACTCAACTGTGGGACGAGACCCTCGTACTCTCGTCTTCCCGGTTGAGGAGGCTGTCCGCTCTTACGAGATTGACTCCAAGTACCAAACCACTGAGGTAAAGGAGACTCTCACCGCATTCATGTCCCCTATCCTACACGGGGCATTTGCCCCCTTGGACAACAAGGCCAATGAGGAGTGGTGCATCAAAGGACGCATCACCGACTTCAAGCGCGACAAGCCGCTAGTACCCACGCAGTACATGGAGGACCTCATGACCGAGTTTGCCGAGCTGCTAATTCCGAGGCCACACATCCTAGACCCCGCCGTCCTGGATGAGGTGTACGCGCGGCAGCACCGGCCCAGCCAACGGCGAATCTTGGAACAATCCGAGACAGAACGCCCCCGACGCATAGCTAAGAGCTTCATGAAACGTGAGGCCTACGCGGATGTGAAGGACCCCAGACCCATCACCACGATCAACGGGTCGGACAAGCGAGACTACTCCATGTTCATCTACCCCATCAGCGACATCCTTAAGACGACGCGCTGGTACGCCTTCGGGAAAACCCCACGCGAGATATCACTCCGCGTCTGCGAGGTTCTATCCAGGGCACGTACCGCCATCAACACGGATTTCAGTCGCTTCGATGGACGGGTATCGATGATCCTTCGGACGCTAGAACGCAAAGTCCTGACCCGCGCGTACAAACGCGCGTACCTAGGTGAGCTTCTGGACCTCCACCGCTCTCAGCACAACTTGCGCGGCATCGGCAGGCACGGCACACGCTACACATCGGCCGCAGCCAGACTCTCTGGCAGCCCGGAAACAGCATGCTTCAACTCGATCGACAACGCCTTCGTTTCGTACGTCACGCTACGTTCGGAACCGTTCCAAGGGGGGCGACGCACGCCCAAACAAGCTTGGGATGCCCTGGGGATCTATGGCGGAGACGACGGACTCACTTCCGACGTCTCGCCACAGGAGGCCACCCGATCATCCGACATGGTCGGCCTGGTCCTAGAATGCGACCAAGTAAAGAGAGGACACCTGGGCGTCACCTTCCTATCCCGGATCTACGGACCCGATGTATGGTTTGGTGACCCCAACTCCTGCTGCGACCTACCGCGGCAGCTCACGAAATACCACGTTACAGTGAATCTACCAGGCCACGTCACGGCCTTGGAGAAACACCGTGAGAAGGCAAGGTCATTCCACCTCACCGACCGCAACACTCCTGTCATCGGGCCCCTGGTTCGAAAGACGGTCGAGATTTTCGGCGAGGTTGGAATAACGGACAAGACGCTAGGAATGCGTAAGTGGGACTCAGAGGGGGACATCAGCGTACAGTACCCCAACGAGGCGCAGGAGTGGATGATGGACTACGCAGTCAACTCCCTGGCGAAGTACTCATTCGACTTTGAGATGTTCGACCAGTGGATCGGGAGCGCCACCGCTCTCACCATCCTCTCTCCCCCGCTCTGCGGGGAAATCCTTGCACCGAAGACAAAGGTTAAGGTGCATGTCGACGGCGAACTGATTCGCCCCAAGAAATCTAAGAAGAAGAACGACACGGCGGAAGCCCCTAAGAAGAAGGGGAGACGCCGACGCAAACCAACCAACTCTTAGTTGGTTGGGACCCGGGCTATGTACCGGGCCCTTACTTGGAGGGCCCGTTCAGATTCAACCATACTTGGTACATCGCCCTGAAAATCTGAAAATGGCTAAACGCAACCGCCGACGCAAGGCAGGGGGACGGCCTCGGGTGCGCAGCGCACCCGTCGCGCGGGCTCAAGAGCCCAACCGCCCGACCCGCCTACCCCCCGTTCCTTTCACCGGGACCGAGCGACTACTGTCGCTGGCACCTACGCCAGCTGACGGTGGATCATTCATCAGGTCCTTCGCTTGGAACCCCGGACTCGCGGAAACTTTCTCCGTGGGGCATTTCCAGGCGCAGAATTTCGACAAGTACGAAATGGGGGTCCTCAATTCTATTACCTACACACCCGCGTGTTCTACGTTGACATCTGGCAGTGTGTACATTCTGATAGACTACGACCCCAACGACCCTGCGCCTCCCACTGAGGAAGACTTTGCAGACAACGAACTGACGAAGACATGCGCTCTCTACAGCAAGATGTCTGCCCAGATCGAGCCACAGCAGCTCGACAAATGCAAGATGCTGATTCGCACGGGACCGTCCCAGACGGACAAACTGCTCACTGACCCATGTGCCATCCA